CATAGTCTCCAATGATCCACCCGGAAGACCATCTTTAGCTTCAATAGCATTTGATGTTATATAACACATCTCTTTCATTAACCAAAGTATATTACTCAATTGAATTACAAGTGACTCTCCAAGTACGGCCGGTTCAATAGAATCATTCGCTAATGGATTCCCAAGTACAATTCTTTTTACACCATCTATCCAAACTGCATCCGCATTAACTTCAAATTGCCCTTTAGTATTAGTTACAATACTCTCATGCGCCTCTGTAAAAATATTTTTACTGGTAGAAAATGTCATAGAATTTCCAGATCCAATATGAATATGTTCACGGGCAGATACAAATATACTTTCCTTTCTAGAATTAAATGTTATTCTATCAGATGATAAAAAAAATTGATTCTCTTTATAGTTATATATTTCATTGTCTGAATTAAAAGTAGGGCCCGAAGCTTCTGGTTTTATTTTTCCAGAACCACCGTGTCCAAGTGGTTTATTAAATGTTTTTGAAATACTATTATTAACTTTTGGTATCTCATCATCTGCTAATTTAAATTTATAATCATTATTATCAAAATTAAAATGATTTCTGATACTACCTTTTTCTAATATCGCTAAAATTGTTCCATCTAATGTAGTCTCTACTGGTTTACCGGTAGACAATCTACCATTAGATATGATTATATATGGATTTATATGTCTACTACCAATTCTAATACTATTACCATGTCTACCTTCAAATAACATATCACCATGAATAGTATCAAACGCGGAAGAATCTGCAGATTTCTTATTAATAAGTGATGGTATATCTAATATTGGATTTCTCCATTTTTGCATTCTTTTTGCTGGATAATCATCTACAAAAAGATCACTTTTTAACGAACCTTCACTTTTTACTACACTATTAAAAGATGATTTAATATAATTACTTTTAAATACATCTTCATTAAAAGTGGGACTACCATGTGTATTTAGTGGTCCTATATAATAATTTGTTTTTGCAAAAGTACACAATAAAACTGGATCACCTACCGTTGGGGTTTCTTGAATACCTCTAAGTAAAGGATAATATCTAAATTCCTCTCCAGCCTCAGATGGTTTTCTTACACCCAAATTGGTTTCATGTGGCATGGCTATAATACTACTAATTTTTTTTAAGTCACCTTTATACATTAAATTATCTTGTGCTGGTGCCGTCTTTACTACAACACCCGGTACAAACTGTAGATATACAGGCATTGGTTTTTTAGTACCAAAGATGGAAGTTTGATCATATGCTTCCGGCATTGTTGTAAAAGTAGAACCCATATTAATTCTCTCTCAGATTTGGTGATTTTTCCTTTAGTGCATCTATCTTATCGGCCTCTCTTTGGATATCTTCTACATCTTCTTGAAGAGCTGATATTAAATCTTCTTTTTCGGCATCTGATAGTAAGAATGATTCTTCATCTCCACCAGATGATTTAGCTATAATTCTTTGTATAACACCGGCAAGTTTAACAAGGTGTTCATCATTCTTTACAGCTACATCCATATACTCCTTTATAATTGGAGCAACCAATATAACATCATCTATTGTTGTAATGAATCCATGTATTTCAGATATAAGTAAATCTATCTGGTCCTTTCTGTCGGTTGTATTCTTATAAATATCGTGAGTTAAATCTTGAAATGATTTACCCTCGAATATTTCGTCTTTTGATTTCACATTTTTCTCCTAATATTGTAATTATGGATATAACTAATCATATATAAATATAAAATTTACCAAAATGTAGAGGAAATAAAAAACCCCACTTTAATGTGGGGTTATTATATCGTTTTAATAAATTGTATTAATCAAAAAATTTATTTTTTTTATCTTCTATTATACCCTTAGTTTCAAACTCATTTACTAACCATTTATATTCTTTTTTAAATACATTTACAACTTTAGTTATATAGGAAGTTTCAATATTTGTCATTTCTCTAATAAGAACATATAATGCCTTTTTATTAAAATTTTCAATATCATCTCTACGTTTCATTAATTCTACAATTGCATATGCTACATCGATATCTCTTTTATTTTTAAATAATCTATTAATATTATTTTCAAAATAATCTATAATTTCATCGGTAAATTCTATAAAATAATTCTCTTTACTATTACCAATTGATTTTGAATTTAATATTTCTATACCAGTATGTTTTTTATATTTTTTATAGTTGGCATTATTATGTAGTATCAAATAATTTTTAGCTACTACTGAAAAATAACTAAACGCCTTTGAACCTTTTGTGTGGTCATATTTATGCATATTCATTACAAGAAAGGCCAATACTTCGTGTTTAACATCAACATAGACATCATCAAAATATTCAAACTTAAATGTGTTAATTATATTTTCACAGAGTTTATCAAAAGCCGTATGTATTTCTTCACCATATATTTTATTTCGTTCAGCTTGATTTTCATCTGGATCTAATGCATTATATCTTACAATAGCATCTTGAACATCCATATCAAAATATAATTTCTTTTTAGCTTTTTTCTTTTTCGGCACTACTATTCTCCTCTGTTTCTTCGTTTTCAAAGATTCCATTTAATAACTCCTGTAGCTCTTTTAGTTGTTGAAAGAAAAATCCGGTTTCATCATCAGATTCGTAATGCCCTTTAGCATCAACCTGTTTCATTTTAGTTGTTGCGAACTCAATTATATTTTGAAACTCTACAATTAGACTTTCATATTGATTTATTCTTCTTAATGAAAAATATACTAATGTAGATGAACCCACACTAATTAAAAAGAATAATACCGTTAATATCCACCACCACATAACTTATCTCCTATGCGAACAACTCATCAAATTTATTTTTGAGATTGTCTACTTGTTCTTTTTCTTTTTTAACTTGTTCTGTAGTTTTTGATTTAATATTCAAAGTAACTTCTTTATCTGAATGTAACCATTCTTCATATTCTATTCTTGTAACTGTCATATCAGCATGATGAATTACATATGGTAAATTAGATTTAAGAGTAGTATCTTTGCTATAAGTCTTAAAATATTTAATATTACCATCATCATACATTCCATCTGCTAATTTTATTCCTAACATTTCATTAATAGTCATTTGAATTCCAAATTGATTTAAAATCCAAATACCTCTATCGGGTGGTGACATATATTGTAATTCAGGATTAGTTACATATATCTTTCCTTGATTTTTTCTATGCCATTCTGAATCATTTGGTACATAATTGTCATTCTCCAAATCACCAGTCTTACCCAAGTCATGATGTAATGCTGCAAATATCAATTCCTCTTCAGTATAATCATCTACATATGCACCATTATTATACCACACATCTTTTATATCTTTTGCAACATCAACTATATTTAGTACATGTTGTATATAACCACCTGGATAACAACTATGAAAGTGTTCTGTTCCAGATGCTGGAGCAAACATCATCTTACCTTTAAGTTGTTCATACATTTGAAGTAATTTATCTTTTCTATCACCATTAAATGTATCTTCTATTAATTGAATTAGCCTGTCCCAATTCTCTTGTATTTGTTTTTCGTTTAACATTTTATTACCACCCTCTTTTTGGTATTTTTTTAATTTTATCTCTTGTTACACCTTTCATTATAAAATTATCCCTATCATCTAAATCATATAAAGTTTCGCCAGTTTTTTCGTCTTCATATATTTTTATAACTGTAAATGAATCTGATCTTCCAAACATTTTTACAAAAACGTATTCACCTAATTTTATATCATTTTCTTCTTTCACTTATTTCTCCTTATTATTTATTTTAAAGCTTAACATCTATGTAAGTATGTGGGGAATTATTTAAATCATTTGTATCTAATTCAATTAAATCCATTTTATCAGATTGATACAGATAAGTATTATCATTTTCTTTTTTGATTAAGTCACTCATACCACCATTTTTCCAATAATCCAATTTCTCGTCTGAAAATTTACTTATCCAAGTTTTATCATTCAACATAGATTTAATTGCATCTGATGTAGTTTCAAAGTCTTTAATATATTGATTTACATCTTTATGACAACGAACAACATTATGTATTGATGATTTACCACCTTGTGAATAAAATTTATAAATGTGATGATACTCATTGTCAGTTTGTTGTACACTAACACCCAAAATAAAACATTCACTTGGTAATAATTCTTTTTCAGATTTGGGTATATTTCTCCTTGGATCTCTTTCAACTATAACATTATTTAATATCAACTTACCTAAAACTTTTCTAACACATTCTAATAGACCAATCTCTGTTGCTGATGTTGATCTATCATAATGATAAGTTCCTTTACCCTCACCTGCAGCTGTAGATTCAGTTAATAAGTTTTTAATTGCTGTATCCATCCCACTCACAAATGCATCTTCATCACCTATCATAAGATATTGATTTTCTTTCCAATCTCTTTGTCTTTTTAAAATAAACATTATTTGACAAAAATATTCAAACATACGAGTGAAATTATAACTAAATCTTGATGAATTTAGTTCTTTTTGTTTTTTATATAAAGTCAAAGCTTTTGTAAAATCCATCAAAAAATCCTTCTTTTCATTTTCTGTTATAGGTGTGTTTTTAACAAACTCTTGAAGACTATCTTCGTCAGTAGAAGCAAAACCTTTTTTCCAAAATAAGAAAGCTCTCAACATCAATTTATACGGTTTACTTTCATTATAAACTTTTTTCTTTGACCAAATTTCTTTGAAAATTGGTAAAATTGAATCATTATCAAATCCATACCAATCACTTACGGGTCTAACAAAATTATTTACTGTTGACCAAATAGAATGAATCTTATCAATTTTTGGTAGATTATCATTTGAATAAAGAAAAACTTCAGAATGATATTTTCTAGCTTCGTCTCCTGTTTCAAATTCAAAATAATACAAATCAACTGAATGATATGAATTATCCATTAAATAATTCCAATTCCGTATACCAACTCTTTTCTTAACATCTAAAAGATTTCTACAACCTTTCAAATTTACTGTTTTTGGTTTTTCATTACCTTCTATATTAATAAAAGTAAATTCCAAATCAAAATCTATATTCTGTATGGTTTCTTGTGGATTTAAAAATCTCGCAGTAAAATTAATTCTATGGCCACCATTAGAAAGATATGAATCTTCCCATTGATTGCTAAAGGAAAATACATAAGAAGATGTTTGTAAATTTTCTAATTCAGAGAAAAAACATCTAATCCAGTTTTTTCTTTTAGGGGAAGTCATATCAGTATCAGTTTCAGAACCTCGTTGATCCGTTGGTTTACTTAAAAATTCATCATTAAACCATTCTATTAGACACTTATTATTTATTTCAACTTTAAATAACCACATTATATTATTGTTTGGTTTAAATATTGGTTTTGGATGCATCCAAGTAATATAATCTTTATTATCAGCTTCTTTAAGAATCGGATAATTTTTTAGTAATTTATTTTTAATTTTATCGTTAATAGTCATTTTTTTTATTTTTTCCTTTTATCTTTATTTTGTTTATTTCTCTTATCCTATAATATAGGGACATTTTAGTATATAAGTCAAGCCCTTTTAAAAAAAAGAATGATTTATAGATTGTTTCTTAATTTCACGACCTTTATCTAATATTTTTTCATATTCACTTTTATTCCAGTTGATATCCTCAATATAACTCAAATCATATTCTTTTATACCAACATCCCAAAATAATATATTAGTATCTTGCTCTAAATTATTAGTCATCCACTCCCACGCCTTACTCTCGTATGTCATATCAAATTTAACATCAGTATCTAAATTTAATTTGTATTGATATGGTCGTGGTGATTTAACTACTTGTAATTCACCTTCAAATTTTTCTTCAATAGGTAAAGTATTATACCATTCTTTTTTATTTCTATTAATATAATCTGATAATGAAACTGCTATAACTTTCTTAACCGGTTTATTGAATTTCTTAATACCTACCATTACTCCTAACATAGATAATCCACTCCCCGCTATACCAACTATGGTATGAACATTATCTGATATATTTTCTACTTGATTGGAAACAGTTCTCATTACATCTTTACCGTTCATACCAAACTTAACTTGAAAGTATCCAGTCTCTTTAACTAATTCCTTTGCATCTTTTTCGGGTCCGGCTGTATTTGGGTTTCCAACACCATAAACTTTCGCTCCAAGTTTTTGTGCCAATGAAACATTTATTCTATTATAATCTTTGATATGACTT